AATAAAAAAAACAAAAAACAACATCAAGGAGAAACAACAATGAATACATTTACTAACAACGGAGAATTCGTAAGACCACTAGGTTACAGAAGCCATGAGGAAGTCAGAAAAGATATGACAGTCTTAATATCTGAATCAGATGTGCATGGTCAAGTTTTATACTTAGAGCAACTTTTAGATACAGCAGGTAGAGGAAATAAAAGAGCTCAAAGAAACGAAATCATAATGGCAATGTTTGACCTAATCAGATTAAAAGCATGGGCATGGAAATATAATGGGCAAAGGGATATGGAGTTCATGAGCACATACCTACCACAAGCAGATGCAGCTTGTGCACTAGGAGTTAGCTTACACTATTACAGAAATAACATTTTATAAAAAACTAGGGTTAGCCAGTCCCTACAAAACTGGCAAGGAGAAACGATATGGAAAATTTAACAATGAAACAATTAGAGGAAAGACAAGCAGCAGAAAGGGCAGAACTAAATTTGCAAATTCATCAAAAGGCATTAAAGGAAACTACAGAAAAGGTATCTAGTGCTAGAAAGGAAATGGTTACTCATGCAAGATGGTTGAAAGAGATTGCAGAGTACATAATAAACTATGATAACAAAGTCGATTATGATGACTTACAAAGGTTGATACAACAGAAAGAATATTTAGCAGGATGGATTAGAAAGGTATTAGAAACTAAATCCAAAGCTAGAGATTTAAGAAAAGCAATTAAAAACTACAAGGAGTACAAGTAATGGGATATTTTTCAGAACTACAAATAAACATGGATGAGGATAAACTTATGCCAGTAGAATCCTTGCCAAAAGAATTTAAAATATTAGCAATGAGAATATGTGATGATGATTATAATTTGACACCAATACAAAGAGGATTGGTTTTATATAGAGCACAATGTATATTGCAAGATTATAATAAGCTTCATAGGGAATCAAAAAAAGTACATGAAGTGAAAGTCTTATATCAGAGGATTGTAGATAATCTTTGCAATGAATACGAAGTAAGCTAAACTATTTGAGAGAGTGGTCAGTTTATCCATTTGTTTCTCCGAACAAAAGACCAAACATCACCTTGACCACTCTTTCTATTGCATTAATACAATACTTCATTTAAAATTTAGCAAATGGCTAAATCACAAAAAACTTACCAAACCGAAACAAAACCACAAATGAATGAAATAGCTAGTGCTGATTTTGGACTCTACAATAAGAGTGGCGAGATAATACCATATAATCCAGACTCCTTGATTGGCAGAAAAGGTTTCTATATGTATGACCAAATGCGAATAGATGACCAAGTTAAAGCTTGTCTAACTTTAAAAAAGTTTGCAACATTAGCACCAAGCTATCAAATAATCCCAGCAAGTGATGATGACCAAGATGTAGAAGTTGCAGAGTTTGTAGAATATTGCTTGGACAAAATGCAAGGCAATGTTATCGATGCAATATTAGAAATAATGACAGCACTAGATTATGGATTCTCAATATCAGAAATAAATTATAAACCGATTGACTCTGGGCAATTTGCTGGAAAGATTGGACTTAAATCTATTAAAACAAAAAAACCACATTACTATAGATTTGCAGTAGATGAATATGCTAACATCTTAAAAGATGGCATTGTCTATCAAGAAGCAGGGCAAGATGTAAAATACCCAACATCTAAATTTCTAGTATTTAGTTATCAAAAAGAATTTGGCAATCATTATGGAACATCAGACTTACGACCAGCATATAGAGGTTATTGGTCAAAAGATGTTCTTATTAAAATGTGGAATATTTATTTAGAGCGATTTGCTAACCCAACTGTTCTAGGTAAATATAAAACTAACGACCCAAGTGCTAGGCAATCTCTTAGAGACATATTAGATAACCTTACAGCAAAAACATCTATTACTCACAGGATGGAAGAATTTGATATTGAATTATTAGAGTCATCAAGAAATGCAACTGGTGATTTTCAGAGTGCTTTAAACTTTTACAATAAATCAATCGCTAGAAGTATTTTAATTCCAGATAGGTTAATGGCAGAAGGCGATACTGGTGCTTATGCTCAAGCTAAAATTCACTTTGATGTATTTTTATTTGTAATACAAAAGCTTAGACAAGATATAGAAGAAACAGTTATGGGCGAACAGTTAATTAGAAGATTGGTTGCTTATAACTATTCTAATGTAGAAGAATTACCACATTTTAAATTTAACCCAATGACAGATGACCAAAAGCTACAGCTTAATACATTATTTATTGATGCAGTACAAAAAGGTGTTATTGGTGTAACAATGGAAGATGAGAACATTCTTAGAAAGAATCTAAACTTCCCAGAAAGAAATACTGACCCAGAAAACGAAGAAGAAGAAATTACTGATGGTGCAGATGAAGAAGAAGTAGAAGAAATTGTAGAGAACAGTTATTCGCAAGTTGATTTAAGACCAACTGAAGGAATGGCAGAAGAAGGAGAAAAAGCTTTAGAGTGGAGAAGGGAATTTGGTCGTGGTGGAACGGCAGTAGGAATAGCTAGAGCAAGACAATTAAAAAATAGAGATAATCTTTCCCCAAGCACAGTTAAAAGAATGAAAAGCTTTTTTGCAAGACATGAAGTAGATAAAAAAGCAGAAGGATTTAGAGCAGGTGAAAAAGGTTATCCAAGTAATGGTAGAATCGCATGGGCTATGTGGGGTGGCGATGCAGGGCAATCTTGGTCAGAAAGAAAAGTTACTGAATTAGAAAACAAAGTTACAAGCGATTCGCAAGAAGTAAATGTTTATAGTCCTAGAGATAAAGCATTGCAAAATAAAGTCGACAAACATAATGAAAAATATGGCGATACAAAAACTAAAAGAGTTACACTTGGCAAATTGAAGACCGTATATGATAGAGGTGTTGGAGCTTTCAAAGGAAATCCAGCAAGTGTAAGACCATCAGTAAAAACAAGTGAGCAATGGGCTATGGCTAGAGTAAATTCATTTCTAGCAGCTTTAAGAACAGGTAGATTTAGAAGTGGTAGACACGATACAGATTTATTTCCAGAAGGACATCCACTTGCTACTAAAAAAGATAACTCACACTCTTGTGGGCATAAAGCTTATAAAACATCATCAGAAAAAAGAGTTAATTTTGCTAGAGTCGATAATCAACTAAAAAAACTAGAATCTGATTCAATAGAAAGCATAAGAGAAGTTATGACTAAACAAATGGATTCTGTAAAAACTTATGTAAGAAATAAAATGGAAAGTAACAAGTTTGATTTTGCAGCAGTAGATAATTTAGAGTTAAAAAACAAACAAGAGCTAATTACTACATTTAAAAAAATATATGAAGATTCTTATAACTTAGGTGCTAAGGAATCTAAAACAGAATTACCAAGAAGGTTTTCTACAACTAAAATAGGTCAAGGATTAGTAGCATCTGGATTCCTAAGATTCTTAAATTCTAAATCAAGATTAGATGTTAAAAGAATATTGCAAACTATGAACAATAGCTTGACTGGTGTTTTATTAAATTCTATCTCTAAAGGCGAGGGTGTTCCTGCTACTATGTTAGCTATAGAAGATTCTTTTGCACCTTATAATGCAGATGGCAACACAATCAAGCCAAATGGAGAAATATTAAAACCATATAGAACAGAAGCAATTGCTAGAACAGCAACATTGGGCTCATATAATTTTGGTCGTAGAAGTATTGGAGAAGATAAAGATGTTAAAGATTTTGTTCTTGGCTATCAATTATCTGCTGTATTAGATGAGCGAACATCTGACATTTGTGAGCTAGTTGCAGAGATAGAGCCAACTATAAAAGTAGAAGATGAAGCTACACTTAATGAACTGACTCCACCTTTACATTTTAATTGCAGAACAATATTAACTTTCGTAACAAAGGATGATGCACCTATACAATGGACTGATGAAGGCGACTTGCAAGAGATAATTGCTATGGTCGGTTTGACAGAATGACAGCAGTAAACTCAATTACAACTTGGGAACAAGCCAAAGTATTTCTTCAGACTTTGCATCAAGATGATGTAAGGTGTTTGAAATGTAACAAATTATTAGCTAAAATAAACAACAAAGGTATTCTTGCAGGACAAATTAAATGTCCAAGATGCCGAACAATAAATGAGGTGTGATATGCCAAAGCATGATGAAGAAAAAAAAGAAGAAATGGAGAAAGAAAAAGATGAGGATATGCAAATAAATAATCCTAATACTCCAGACAAAATGGAAAAGGATGAAGAAAAGTATGCAGTCGAAGATATGTATTCTACAAAAGCTCTAGCAGAAGAAAGAGCCAAAGAGATGGGTGGCGAAGGTAGCCACGAACATGTGCATATTGTAGATGATAAAGAAATGGTTTTATACATGCCGTTTGGTAGTCATGAAGAATATCTTAAAGCCAAAGAAGAAATGGAAAAAGATAACAAAGAAGATAACAAAGAG